AAGCTGGTCGGTTGGTATCAGGTTTGGCTCGATCAAGAGGTGCCCTTTGGTCGGTGCGGCGACCGCACAATCAGCAATGATGAACCGATAGCGAAGTGGAAGCCTGAGAACTCAGAGCGCCACCAGATGACCCCGCAGCAGCGGGAACAGATCAAACAGCTCAGCGAGCAGGCTGCAAAAGAAAAAGAGGAGCGCCAAGCCAAGGCTGCTCAACGAGCCAAAGAGCTGTGGGACAGTTACCCAGAAGCCACAGACGATAACCCATACCTAGAGCGCAAGGGCGTGACGAACCACGGTTTACGGCAGGATGGCGACAGATTGGTCATACCAGTGCTCGATGCCAAGCTGAAGATCGCAGGACTCCAGTACATTGATGACGCTGGCGGCAAGAAGTTCTTGGCAGGCACCAAGAAGAAGGGGTCGTTCTTCGTCATAGATCCCAAATCAATGCGTGAAGCGCACACCATCAACTACGTCGAGGGCTACGCGACAGGGGCCAGTTACTTTGCAGATCTGGGGCAACCCGTAGTGGTTTGTTTCGATGCCTTCAACCTATCCCCAGTCGCTGAGACGATCAGCGGTTACTTCCCACAAGCCAAGCACGTCTTTATCGCAGACTTCGATGACTCAAAGACGGGTGAGCAGGAAGCGATCAAAGCAGCGCAGGTGGTGCAGCGCATCGGCGCTCAAGCCGATGTGTTGATGCCCCAAAGCAAGGGCGACTATAACGACCACGCCATCGAGGGTGAGTTGATGCCTGAGCTGAACCATGTAGAGGTGCCAGCAGAGGTCGAGTGGAGTAAGTCGGAAAAGGGACGGCTGCTCAACGTCAAAGAGAATGTTAGGGCAGTGCTTGAGATCAACCAGATTGATTTGAGGTACAACGCCATAAAAAAGGATCTGGAGATTCTCATACCTCACCAAGATTTCGTCGCTGACTTGAAGAAAGATGCGTCGTTGGTTGAGGTAGAGAATCGGTGCCGCCATATGGGTGTGCCAGCGACCAACGTGAAGGACTATCTCAAGCTCTTGGCGCGGGAGTACAACCCAGTGCGGGAGTGGATGGAAAGCAAGCCGTGGGACGGAACCAGCAGGCTTGCAGACTTCTTGGCAACCATCACCAGCAGCAATGAGCCGCTGAAAGAGATGCTGATGAAGAAGTGGCTGGTTTCCTGCGTAGCAGCGGCGTGTGAGCCGAATGGCGTGGCACTGGAGGGCATACTGGTGTTCCAAGGAGCGCAGGGACTGGGCAAGACCTTGTGGTTTAAGCGGCTGGCCGACTACGACAAGGGTTGGTTGCTAGAAGGCGCAACACTGAACCCCAGTGACAAGGACAGCGTGAAGCAGGCAGTGAGCCATTGGATTGTAGAGCTGGGCGAGATCGAGAGTACGTTTAAGAAGAGCGACATCGACCAGCTCAAGGCTTTTGTAACCAAGAAGAACGACGAGCTGCGCTTACCCTATGACCGCGCCTTCACCACTTATCAGCGCCGCACAGCGTTCTACGCCTCGGTCAACGCCCGTGAGTTTTTGACCGATACCAGCGGCAACCGACGCTTTTGGGTAGTTCCTGTTACGGGAATAAACGCCGATCATGGTTTGGATATGCAGCAGGTTTGGGCAGAGGTGAAGGAGACTCTCTACACCAACACCAACTTCGATTGGTACTTAACCAAGGAAGAGCGAGAGATGTTGCAGGACTCCAACGAATACTATCGCACCCAGTCTAGCGTCGAAGACTTGATCCTTGAGCACGTTCATTTCACTAGCACTCAAACCAAGCCAGTGCAGATGACAAAGCTGCTGAGAGACCTCGGAATAAGCCAGCCAAGGATGCCTGATATCAAGGATGCGAGCAGGGTACTCGCGGCCCACGGACTAGAGCCGCGCAAGAGTAACGGTAAAAAAGTGTACGACTTGGACTACACAAAAGTGGAAGTTGGCAATGCTGATAAGTTTTCTGGCGGGTGGAATTGATTTTTTAGAGGGTATAAAGAAAAGGTGCCCTATTTCTCTTTTTTTTAAGTTATTGATTCGTAAGGATTTATATACATAGGGAGGGTAGGGTACCTTACTTATAAACTTAGGGGTGTTATTAGATAGTAGTAGGAAGGAGCGAGGAAGCGTTGGAATGTTGGGGATGTTCACGGAAGTTTTCGATAGCTGTACCCTGTGCCTTGGTACCCTGTTTGGAGTAGGAGAGCGAGATGAAAAAGTTTGAGTGGGACGATGACGCGAGCGAAGATCAGAACTTTAGAGAGTGGGCTATGATGAACGCAGATGAACGCGAGAGCGTAGGGCAAGCGCCTCTTTCAGAGAAAGAGGCGCGGGGGTTGTTTAACGAGCTGAAGGAGAGCGGATGGCTGACGATGTAAAACGCAAGCCGGGTAGACCGAGGAAGGAGCGCAAGCAGTTGGTGGAAACACCACAAGCTTTCCTAGCGGATGACGAGGCTGGCATCACAGACATGCAAGCGGCTTTCGTGTGGCACTACACGGAAGGCGCGTGTGGGCAGACGGAAGCTGCGCGAAGGGCAGGGTTCTCGTTTCCTGCGAGCGCAGCGACCAAGATGCTCAACGGCAACGACTTCCCCAAGGTCACGCGAGCGGTTCGAGTGAAGCAGGATGAGCTGCGAGAGAAGTATGCGATTACGCCACAGAAGACGGGATCGATGCTGTGGAAGATTGCTGAGACTTCATTCGAGACGGGAGCGTACAACGCTGCTGTGAGCGCAGTGAAGGAGTTGAACCAGCTCGCTGGCCTCACGATCCACCGCAGTCAGAACCTGAACATCAACGCCGATCTACAGAAGATGACGAAGGAAGACATCAAGCACAGACTCAACGAGCTGCTGGGCGTGGATGGGGAGATGAGCGACAAAGACCACTAACCTCGTCGGTTTGACGCATTAGCGGAATGAACATCGTTCTGGCCCCGCCTCCCGCCCAGCCCCTCAAAATCTGGGGAAATTCCCGATATTATGTTAAATTGGGCAAAATCCTAGCAAAAACAACGGTTTACAAGCACGGCTTTGATAGTTAGTGCTTACTTACTTTGGCCCGTTCTGAGCAGGGCCGATACGGGCTGCGTCAGCCTCCACCCTCGACTGGTTTATCGCGCATCTGACGGCCCACAGCGCCCTCTCAGCCGATCCCGTGCGCGGCAGTAGGAACCCTATAGGGTCGGAAAAAGCTTGAGAGATCGGCCTGTGGCGCGACCCCCGTACACCCCTATATGGCGAGCGCGGCGAGCGCGATAGCTATAGCAAGGTTTGGCGCACTCAGTATCCAAAAATATGTATGCCGAATTCCTTGGGTTTGACCTCGCCTTCAAATAACCACATGATTCGCTCTAACCACATTTGGGCAGCTCCTGATGTATATGTCGCCGTTTCAAAATTCAAGATCCGCATTCCTTGGCTCACGTCGGCCAATGATGCAGCAGCATATTTTCCGCCCCCAACCTGCGTTCTTGCAGCCGCAACCTATTCAGCGAGACCACATGGCTCGCGCTGATATTACTCCGTCGCCATCCGCGCCCACAAAATTCGGTCAGCTTCAAGGTGGCTCTGGGACAAATCCTCCGTCTTTAGAGCAAGTGCTATCCCAGCGCGGCTTTGAGATGCCAGAGAGGCCGACAGGCGCTATGACTCAAGATGTGAGGATCCACGGTAAAGACCCCGTGACGGGCCGAATGCGCACAGGCTCGGGCAGTTTGGGCGGTTATTTCAGAGCAGTGGATGAAATGTACGCTCAAAACCCAGAGGCACTTGGGATTGCAAAACAGTACAAGTCCGATCCATTTCAGTTTGGTGGCAAGCCCTCCCCTACGCAAACTCTAGGCGGACAACTTAATCAGACGATTCAGCCACTGGCTCAAGCGCAGCCAGCGCCAGAACAAGCCCTGCGTGATCAACGCGGCGCTGAGATTCAAGAAATGCAGTCCATGATGCGCGAGATGATGCAGATGATCTCTGCGCTGAGTAACCGAGGCGGTTTCGGTGGAGGATACGGTGGCGGTTTTGGTGGTTACTCTCCGCGCCAGCAGATGATGTTCGGTGGCATTGGCTCAATCCCTATGTCTAGGGGCATGTTTTATTAGATAGGAACCCTACCCACCCGATTTTTGCTGGAGAGGACAAAAATCTGGGGCTGAGTGGGCAGGGTTGGTCGGAGAGACCAAAGAAAAGGTAACCCCCACAAAATTTTATTTCTATTTTTTTTTCGCATAAACTCCAGCGATGGCTGATTCAAGAATCAAAGGGGCTGCTTTCGAGCGAGATATCGTCAGGCGCATCAATGCGTTTGCCGATCAGCACACCCTTGGTTTCCAGTGCAAGCGTAATCTAGACCAATATCAAACCGCTGACCTGTGTGACATCCAGATCCCGCGCCACTCGATTGAGTGCAAGGCGTATAAGTCTGGCTGGTGGTATGCACCCGCTTGGTGGGAGCAGGTATGTGCGGCTTGTGGCGACAACACGCCCGTTTTGATATACAAGTTCAACAACAAAGCGATCAGGGTATGCCTACCGCTTTACGCGATTAACGAAAATATGGCGCGAGATAACTCTCGGACAGCGGTTATCACTCTTGATGAGTGGTTTGATCTGTTGAAAGAGGGCTTTGACGGCCAGCGAGAGGCTGCGTAATGGCTGGGATTGATGATATTGACATTTTTGAAGAAACGAGGCGCTCGATCCGCGACGATCAGACGCCCATGATGCCCACGGTGACGAATCAGCAGCCTATGTTTGGGATGCCGAGAGAGGATATTCAGTCGACGCAAGATTTTGGCGGCGGCGAAAGAAAAAAAATATCTATGCAAGGGACTCCCGGCATTGATCAGGTTTTTACGCAAATCCTGACCAGTCCAAACTTTCGCTCGGTTGTGCGCGTGGAGGATGTGCCCCCTGAAAACCTACAGCAGTCTAAAAAAATATTTGAGTTTTTGATGAAACGCGACGGCATCGACCAAGCGGTTCAGTATTTGGTGAATACGTTTGGTAGGGCGACGATGTTTCCCATTGAAAAGAGTTTAGGGCCAGATCCGCGAACTCAAATTATCTCTGGCGTTGAGGAGAGCCGCATGTCTAGCGATGGCGGAGACGCATTTGCCGGAGCGAAAGCTAAAGCGTTTGCAGAAGGCTTTGCTAAGGGGAGAGATCGCATGTCAGTCGGCATCGGCTCACTATAATGGCTGGCATGGACGATATCGACATATTTGACAACCCATTTCGTGACCCAGTGTACGAAGAGCTTGGTTTTACCTTCGATCCAGACCGAAACCAATACTTTGAGGTGATCCAAGACCCAGAGTATGGCGCTATGCGCCGATACTATTCGCCTAGAGACCGCGAACCTGTCCCAGAGTTAAGTGATGCGCGTATGGCTTTTGACGAACAGCTTCAACGAGAGGACATGGCGCGGTATTTGTCACAAATGGGCGCTTTGGACGGTTTGGTAGGTGGCGTCTCCGATGCAGACATGAGTCGTTTTGGCCGCTCAAAGCCTAAAACGATGAAAAGCAAAAAAATGCAAGGCGATAAAAAGCTGAAAGCCATGAAAATGGCTCGCCTCATGAGTGAAATTGGCTTTGACGCCAACGCTAACAGCGGTGGTGGTGTTGGAAGCTTAGAAATGGACTTGTTTAGGCGCAGCCGATGAGCAGTTTTGACGATATCGACCTATTTGGCGCAGCGCCAGCTATTGGCTCGACCCGTGATCGTGATTTAGATCGCCTTGAGCAAATGGTTCGTGGTCGATACATCGACCCACTTGAGCAGAAGGCCAAGGATATGGTCAAAAATCAGGTTGTGCAGGCTCTGAGTGGTATGGAAGGAGTCACTGGGGCTGCAATAGCTCAGGTTGTTGCGCTTGCTGACTCCCAAGACCCAAATGACAAGTTGGCTTTCAACCAAATTGTCTCTCGGCTGAATTTGCCAGTAAATATTCGGCGGATGGGCGACGATTACATGGCATCTAAGCGGTTCGAGGGTGCTTTGGGCCGTGATTCGAGCGTTGATGTGATGGCTTATCGGCCAGACGAGGGTGAAACCCAGTACAGTTTGGGTGCTCAGAAGCGTTTTCCCAATCTTTTAGGCAAAGATTCGTCTGCTGACGTGTCAGCGCGTGTTTCAAATATGGGTGACCCTGAAATCAGGGCCAGTTTTGAGAAAAGATTCGCTGACGGCGGTGAAGTTGACATCTTTGGCTACAACCTCGGCGGCTCTGTCAGCACTATGATGGGCAGAACGCCTGAACCTGAGCTTCCAGAGCTTACTCCAGCCCAGCTTGCGAACATCGGGGCGGCTTTTGCAGACCCTTTGGGCATGATTGACATCACGGGTGAGTACCCTGAGTTCCCCGCAGCGGGTGTTTCTACTGCTGAGATGGTTATGCGGGGGCCAAGATCGCCCAGTTTGATGGAAAATTTGCGCGAAGGCGACTATGGGGCAGCGGCGCTTCAGGGTGTGGGGGTAATTCCCGTCGTTGGAGGCGCTGCGAGGGCCATTCGAGGCGTTGCGAAGGGTGCAGACCGTCTTGCGAAGGCTCAAAAGGCTGGTTTTGACACTGAAACGGTGTATTACCACGCGACGGATAAGTTTGAGGGTGACGCTCCTGATCAAGAATTTACAAAAATTCTGCCTAGCGAGCGAGGAAAGCTCGGCCCCGGCATTTATTTGAGTCCAAATCCTCGATACAGCGAAACATACATCAATGAAAAATCTTTCCAAGACCCAAAATTTGGCAGAGGAAGCCGTGTTTTGCCGGTTTTTGTGCGCGGCAAGGTAGGTACTAGAGAAGATTTTGGCGAAGCCATCGAGAGCGTAAAGAAAAACGCATCAGACAAAACAGATTTTGCAGTGATCAAGCGTCAAGCCCAAGAAAAAATGGCAGACGATGGGTTTGCAGGGTTCAAGGTGCAGGATGAGCTTGTCATTTTCGACCCCAAAAACATCCGCTCGGTGAATGCTGAGTTTGAAGACTTTGATTCGCCTGAATTGTTGAAGGCGGAGGGTGGGGCCATAGACATCAACGACATCGATATATTTGATGACTCAGGCTCTTACACTGATCGATTGATGTCTCGCGTTCCAGATGAGCTTGGGCCGTTTCAAATTGCCGCTCCTATAGATGAAACCTTGCGCGGAAGGCTAAAAAGAATGCTTTCTGGCGCTATGGGAGATGATC